AGGTAGTCCAGATCCACGAGCAATAAACGAAATAGCTGTAGCCGGACTAGGATAAAACCCAATATTGCTGTAACCAGCTTCATACCAATATGTAGGTACACCTGCAGTTGCTGTGTATCCTAAATCATAAGAGCGCAACTCGTTTTCTCCACAGTGAGTAATAGGAGTTGCGGAAGCATTAACATGCATTGTCAACGGAAAGGCCATTGCTGATGCACTAAAATCGTATGTCCTACCAGTATGTGATGCTACTGTAAGAGTTGTTGGTAAATAAACACATGTGCGGCACAAGTCTAATGCACCTTCATGTAAATATTGAAGAATCCCATCACTGTTAGTGAGTGTCGGTGCACTTCCAGTACCACTAGGTAATTCAGCTATAACACTGTCGTTTGATTCGTTAAGTAAACGCAATGTTTCATTTTTAAGCTCAGTAAATCCTTTAGCCATTACTTTGCTCTCCTTGCGTACGTACTTGCAAAATTATCTACCATTGCTAAACGATCCATGTATTCCGCTTTAAATACCTGATATCCATTCATGTCCGCCATCTGCATAGCACGAGCTTGCAATGTTGCATACACCAAGCAATCATGCGCTACATCAGGAAGAGGGCAATTAGTCGCATCGGTATTTGATAATGCAGTTCCACTAGAATCGTATGCCCAATAATCCCCCGGTTGCGAGTAGCCTTCAATTAATAATCCATTTGTAACTGTTGCCAAAACTGCTGGATAAACACTGATGTTGTTCATGCCACGAAATACAACAATTTCTGGCCGCTGGTCGCTAGGTAAATTTCGCCAATTATCTACGTACTGATCACTGTAATCAAAAAGTCTTACCTTTTGATATTCATTTAGTGTGTCTAGAATTTTGACTACTTTAATTTTGTAGATGTCAGGAGCACAATAATCATTTACATCTAAGGTGAGATCTAAATACCGACGGCCAACCAAACAGTCCGTTTGTCGGGCTATCTGATTGGCCTGTTCAATAATTAAATAATCTAGGCCAAATGGATCACGATCTGCATCGGTGCCAAAGTAATTTCTACCTAGCATTCTTACATTACGTTTAATTTGACCTAAATTCATTATTAATAGGTACCTTCTCGACCAGTCTGGAATGCAGTTCGTCCAACTGCAATGTTTCCAGATGTTGCATCAGCACCACTACTAGCTGGAGCAGAAAGTGTCCAGCGAACAGCAGTAAACTTAGCGTAGTTCTGAACTGGAACACTAAGAACTACACTGTTAACATCATTGTAAACAAGAGTGCTAACAGTCGCTGTAGTACTAGCACCAACTGTCGTAACAACTCCAAGTTGCTGGTTTACCTGAATCTTATTTACATCGGACAAGTTAACCAGTGTTGCACTCGTCAAGTTAGTTAACAAAGCACCACCACGGGTTGCAGAGAATGTAATTACGCCAGTACCTGTGTTAATCGCTGAAACGTAGTATGTAACACCAGCAGTTACAGCACCACTTGCAGCAGTAACGTACGTAATTGGTACTGCAAATTGTGATGGAGCAGACCAGATTGTCTGCGCTAACACGTTTCCAGCTCCTAATGTAAATCCAGTTGTATTAGATCCATGCACAGCCATTGTGATAGTGCTGCTAAATGGAATCAATGTAACACTTATTGGAGATACTACATATAGTGGATTCAGAATTTGTCCACGTACATAATCGTCAGAATCAACTGTGCCGGACATATTATTGTCCATCACACTGCCAGTTACACCGTTTGTTAACAATCCACCATAGTTTAGTTCAGCACTAGATGCAATTGGAACACTAGATGAACCATTAGAGTTTAAGTTTACAGATGGTGTGCCGGTAACTAGTGAAACTTTTAAAACGTTAGAAGCTCCAGTTGCAACAGCTACATATGTAAATGTAAGTTTAGCGTCACGCATATCAATATCTCCTTAATTGGTAGCCAAACGTAAACGGCCGACTGAACGAGTATTTGGCATCCAAAGACCCATACCCCAGTCAAACAATACGTTGTGCATAATTCCGTTTTCTTTAGATTTACCTAAGTACTCTGGCTTAAATGGACCCGACTGCCATCCCTGAACATAACCAGTGCCATAACGCACAGCGTATACATCATTAAAGTTAGTAGCTGAGGTAATAACAGGAGTTGTTCCATCAACCTTACGTCCAACGGTGCGAATTTTAGCACCCTTGTACATATCAACTGATCGGTCAAATGCATCCTTGTTAGCGTCAAAACCAGTACCAGCTCCTAATTGACGAATGATAAATTCAAAACGACGTTTTGTTTCTTCATTCATGTAAAGGACAACACCATTTCCATCTGGTGCATTAAGGTTATCAAACAATTCTTGAAGTGCAGAAATAGTTCCGTTAGCCTCAGATGCATTGTAAGTAGAAGACACATCCAATGAAGCGGTTGTAGATGCTGGCTGAACAAGACAGTCTGCTGGAATATCAAATGCAGCGCGATTTTCTAACCGATACTTCAGACCGGGAAAACAATCAGCACTGTTGGAACCAACAGTAGACGACGGATCGTTATTAATGAACTTGTCATTAAAATCGTACGCAAAACCCTCCAAGAAAATCTTAACCTGAGCTTCAACTGGATCAATAATATTGTTTGGCTGCTCAAGAAGACGTGAGTCAATAGTAATCTTATTACGGATTAGGTACATCTGCTCTTCGTAAGACTTTGGTTTACCCTTAACGGCATTTGGTTCACCGTTGATACTAGACCACGTTGGCATTGGAATTGTGCCAGCTTCGTTTGTATAACGAACACCTACCTGTCGTAAAGACGGAGATGTATAAAAAGGGATATCCTTGATTGCATTCCATGTCTGGTGCAAAGACATGGTGATCTCTTTTACAAGAGGATCATTCGAGAGGACAGCCTGATCTGCGAGTGTTAAAGCACCGTTAAAATCGATAGCCATTGTTTACTCCTACCTGATTCCTAGTAGCCGACTAATGCTACTGAAACCGGATTGTCGGTTAGATTGTTGTTGCGGTGGAACCATTGCGTTAGCAGAGTCTCCGCTACCAATAGGTGTTGGTGTACCTTGTTGATTCGTAACCATGTCTATTAATTGAGGGACAAGTGATTCAACAAGACCACTAACTTGACGATGTACGGCTGATGCAGCATCCATAGGATTCATGCCCTGTTGGATTAAACTATCCATTACATCTTGCGCTCGCGATGCATATGGAAATTGCTGCAACGCCTGTTCGCGTTGTTGAGTAACCATGTACGTGTTCATCTGACCAACTACTTGGTCATAACGGTACTTTTGGATCTCAGATTCGGCTTGTACGCGAGCTAATTCTGGGTCCATGTAATTAGACTGGACCTGTTCATTCCAACGCTCACGAATTTGAGTTTCTAGGCTTTGTTGCTGCTGTTCTTGATATGCCTTTTGCACATCAGCTGCAGATGAAAAGCCGCTTTCCTCAAACTGCCGAATAACATCAGCCCATTTCGAGTACGCTTCTTGCGATGCTCGGAGCTGTTTTGCTTCATCGTTTACTTCTTTAAAGCGATCGTATGGTACGTTTCCCGGTTGTTTTTCCGGTAACGCACTGTCTAATAGTTGTTTCTTTACTCGTTCTTGAATAGAATTTGAATCAAAAACACTATCTGTTTGTGCCGGTGTTTCGTTAGTATTTGCAGATTGATTTAACGTCCCAGCTCCACTATCGTTAGAGCCAGACGACTCTCTAACGAAATCTAACATCGCACCACCAAGATTGCCCGGTGCCGCTGCTGGCGAATCAGCGGTTCGTGTCACCATCTCTTCGGACATATATACTATACCTTTACTTTTTTAAAACATGCCAGTAATATCTGGCTGCTGCTCACCCGATTGTGGCAACATTGGTTGAGCTGATTGACCACCCATTGGAGGCATACCACCCATTGGAGGCATACCACTCATTGGTGGTTGACCGCCCATTGGAGGTTGACCGCCCATTGATGGCATCATACTCATTTCATTACTTGGCATAGCTTGTTCTTTACCAAGTTCAGTTACTGCGTAATCTTCATTTTGTTGAGCTTCAATGCCAGCCTTAGCTGCAGCAAGAGAGATGTCAGCTTCAAGTTTTGCTTGAATAATAGCCTGTTGCTTTTGGACTTCTAATTGCATTTTAGCTTGTTCAACTTCTGGGTTAAACTGCTCTTGTTTTGCTTGTGCTTCCATCATTGTTTGTTGTTGCATCATCTGCGCTTGCTGCTCTTGCGCTGCTTGCATCTTCTGTGCTTGTTGATCAAGATGTTCATAAATGCGTGAGGCATTAGGTATGTTTGCGAGTTCAATAAACAACCTGTTTGTTGCAGGATCCATTGGGTCACCAAACACGCCCATCTGTCGCATTGCCGCTAACTTTTGTAACTTTTGATCAGGGCTGTCATCCATAGATGATCCCGGAATATATACGATTCTATATTGACCGCCAGATCGCAATGCATCAAAGCGCATTACGCCTTGTCTAATTTGATCCTGTGGCAACATTTTGCCTTGTATATTTCCAACAAATGGAACAATAGCAAACTGCTCAATTAAAGATACTTCCCACTCTTTAATCTTAGAGGCACTAATCTCAATATCAGCCCGAATAAAAGAATGCTGTGTATTATCTGATCGCTGCAATAACCGAACAGATTCTGCAGGAGTACCTGCACTAGCTTGGCCTTGACTTACATCATGTAATCCGGCAACATCCATCATGTCTTTCTCAAGCATCTGTAGCAATGGGAATAAATCAGAACCAATACCGGGTGCACGTTGAATAGAAGGTGGGTGAGAACCTCTCTTGTAGTTGATGCGGCGATAGATTCGATTCTTGTCATCTACTCCATCACTAGTGTTGTCATATGCATCAGCGCCTACACCGCTCAGATTTTCTACTAAGATATAGTCTTTTTGATTTTCAAACTGCTCAATAAGTCGTGAATAGACTCTATTGTAAGTAAGTTGTAGCGAACACAAATCCCATCCAAGACTATAACCGTATGGTGTGCCACTCCTTGGTTGCCATCGTAAAGGAATAAATGGGAATGAATCCTTCTTCTTATATGGCCAAGGGCCAGCATAAAGCAAACAACTGTTTGTGCTTACAATGTAACGACCACTTGGATATAACGCCGTAGGTTTTTCCCAGTATTCGTATACGATTGCGGCTTGCTTCTTTGTGTCAGTATTACCAAGGTTTACTGGTGATGGTGGAACCCAGCCGCGCCCATTACCATTTGTTCCATCTAAATACGTATCAACGTATCCAGCATTAGAACCATTTTGTCCATCAGGTTTAACTAGCTTTCCGTCATCTCCGTATTTATCAATAAACCACGATAGCGGTTTAACCATTGCATGAATCATCCAACGGATATCTGAATCACGCTTTGCGGATGGATCAAAATATACATCAAAGGCAGGAAGAATTTGCTCAATAACATCGCCGACCTTCATCGACGTATGGCCAATAACTTCTTGTCCAGAAGAATCCATCTGTGGAACAACTTGCTCTTGACTAGCATCCCAGAATATTTTTAAAAATGATGTTCCACATACACAAGCCCAACGAACACGTTCTTTTGTTTGAGTCTCTCGATCAAACTTACGATTGTAATGATTAACAATGTAATTGGCTTCATCAGCCGCCATTAAATCCACTGGGTTATTACTAATAGGTACAGCACTTGAGTCAGGTGAACACTGAGTTAACTTACCAACAACGCCATCAATAAGTGGGCGCATTTTATTTACCGTCATGTACCGATTGGGTTCATCTTCGTGTTGTAGGCTTTCTAAATTCCTAGCCTGACTGTTAATTCTAAACCACTGACGTCCTTCAAAGAACGCAGTTGCCATGACCCATTCAAGTTCCATCTCTTGTCGAGATCTATACGACAAATCAAATTGTTGTTTTACAAAACCAGTAATTTTCTTTGCTTCATCTGGTTGATCCTTGGGTATGACCCTCCAGTCTTTAGGAGCAAGATCAATGTTTAAGTTGTCTGGGTTTTCTTTAGATGTATTTTTTAAATTAAAACTTCCGGGCGTACCTGCTGCCGATGGCTTAGCAAATGCAGATACTTTTGGTTGTTGTTGCTGGAGTAATCGCGTACTCATTGTTCCCCGCATGAGGTTATTAATATCAACGGACATTTTTAAATCCACCTTTCACTGGAAACAACTCGTTGCACTAACAGACGTTCTTCTCTTATTAGTCGTAGGTTATTTACTATTCCATATATAAATACGGTTTGCGCTAATACACTCAGTGTAACTAACAAGCAACATATAACAAAGAAAATACTCATAACCATCTACTATTATCCTTTTTCTTTAACCAACTTGGTATATGTTTTTCGTTAGATGGCATCTTGTCATCAATCTCAGGGCATTTCACTGGATACTCGCGCCACATAACACCGTAACGAAAGCTGTCAATTGCGTGATCATTTTTAGTCCCACTGTCAATATCTTCAGGGTCACGAGGATGAGCCATTGTGGCTAATAATTGTTTAATCAAGTTAGGACATGCACCACGCACAACTTGTAGTTTTGGTTTTGGCTGGCCCTCGACAATATCTGTTGCACTTAGCCATTCTTTAACTCTGCGCCATCCAGCTTTTCTATCTTTGACTGCTCTAACTGCAGGTAATCCACGTTCCCACCAAATTTCAACTGGGTATTCACCAATGCGTTCTTCTGCCTTCATTGGCGGAAAAGTATTTGCCCAGTCGAATGCAATTGCTTCTAACTTAGTATTCCAAATTCCATCACGCACTTTAATATTTGCAGGAGAACCTAATTGTTTACTCTCAAGTAATTCCAAACATTTTTCAGCCTGTTTACTACTGACTAATCCGGCTTCATACATTTCACCAATGACGTATATATTCTCTCTGTCATCACTGGCGTACAGTAGAAAGCATGCTGGTGCTCCTGTACCAAAGTCGTGACTAGCCCACATTCTCCACCACGGTTGTATTTCAACGTGATCTACAACATGCCATGGTTTTCCGTCTGTGTTATATTCACGGAAGTCTGGGAAGAATAAACCGCCAACACCTACCTCGTGTTGGCACTCACGCAAAAACGACAGTAAGCCATAAGTGTCAATTTCATGCTGACACACTTCTAGGCTTTTGTGCTGCCATGTTGGAGTACCTGCTGTAATGCGATAACCCATTCTTCCATCATTACGTTCGTATGTTGTGTACTCAAGATCTTGCACTGCCGGAATGATAGGTGACTGTATACGATCTTGAAGCATATCTAAGTCACCACTTAAAACTTGTGACATTACAGAGTTTGCATGAATTCTATTCTGTACAAATACAACTGCGCAGTCAGTACTTTTGGCAGGAAGAATAGTTTGAGTAATGGTTCTAATCTTTTTATCTACGGCATTTACTGAATCATCTAACTCATCAATATCGTCAAGGATAATCATGTCAGGTCTAAGATGGTCAAGCTTAACACCACGAGCACCAGTGTCAAGACCAAAAGCAAGTACATTAAACCCATTAGCAGTACGAAGTTTACTAGCACTCCAACCCTTAGAAAATCCATACTTGTTAACAGCACGTTCTATTCCACATCGCTCCATAGCTGTAGCAATATCTTGTACATGCCTGTCAGCCATATCTTGCGTAGCACATACATATACAGCAAATCTACGAGTTGCTTTAACTGCTAATCTACTTACAATTAATTCCATAGTGGTTGATTTACCACCACCACGAAACCAACATTCAATCAATGCTGGGCCAAATTTACCGGGTGTTATATCTTCAGCCCATTGCCATGCCCTGTGATGATGTTCACCTAATTTTGATGATGCAGAATGTGGTGCATATACTCGTAACCAGTCAGCATAGTTCATATCAGCACCGGGCAAAGCCGTAGCTAATCCACTATCAAAATCACCAAGCTCAATAGCATTACCAAGTTCATCTTGCAGCGCTTCCAATAACGCTACTGCTAGAGGTTTAGTTGGACGTATAAACTTCTTAAGTGCTCGTGGAGTCGCTCTCGTCGATACTTGATTCTTCATTAATTATTTCTGCATCCTGTATGTCTTCATGTTGATACTGTTTTAATAATTTCCCAAACCCTGCTTTGATTGCCTGTAATTCACTTGCGTCATGAACGCAATCTTTTACAACCTTTAAAATTTGCATTGCTAGACTATATGCTTGATCAACTTCAAGTGTATACGCCTTTGTATGCAACATGCGAGCTTCCGCTTCAACG